ACGATCTGCCCCAGTTGCACAGGGGAATGCTGGAGGTTCTGGGTATCAAGAACGCCGACAAGCTGGTGCCCATGCCAGACGACATGAAGCCCAAAGACCCCGTGTCTGAGAACATGAGCCTCATCAAGTGCGAGCCTGCCAAAGCGTTCATGTTCCAAGATCACCAGTCGCACATCCAAGTGCACATGGCCATGATCCAAGACCCAAGCATTGCCCAGATGCTGGGACAAAACCCCAAGGCCCAACAGATTTCTGCCGCCCTGATGGCTCACATTGCCGAGCACGTTGGCTTTGAGTACCGCCGCAAAGTGGAGGAACAGCTTGGTGCAGCGTTGCCACAATACGACGAAAACCTGCCGCCACAAGCAGAATTTGCATTGGCAAGTTTGTTGGCCAAAGCCTCACAGCAAGTGGTGCAGCAGTCGCAAACTCAAGCCGCACAGCAGCAAGCTCAACAGCAAGCTCAAGACCCTGTGCTCCAGTTGCAGCAGGCTGAACTTCAACTTAGACAGCAAGAGTTGCAGATCAAGTCGCAAGATTTGCAAGCCAAGAACCAGTTGGCCCAGCAAGACATGCAACTCAAAATGCAGTTGGCCCAGCAAGACATGCAACTCAAGACACAGAAGACTCAGACTGATGCGCAAATTGCAAGCGAGCGCGTTGCACTGGATAGAGAGGCTCTGGACGCCAGAACACAAATTGATGGAGCCCGCCTTGGTGTGGACATCAGAAAAGATCAAACCCGCATGGAAGCCGAGCAAAAACGCGAAGGCGTCCGGTTGGGTATTGATGTGGCCAAGCACAAAGCCGCCGCAGACTTGGATGCACGCAAAACTGCGCTGCAACGAGAAATGGATGCGCGTACAACCGCGCTGTCTGTCAGTCAACAAAAGAAGGAGTCACCAACTAAATGATTGATGAATTCGCACGCGTATTGCGCGAAAAAATACGCACCGACATGAACAACTACGCAGACGATTGCGCGGGTGGGGCATGTCGCAACTTTGATGAGTATCAAAAACTTTGCGGTGTTATTCAGGGTCTAGCCATCGCAGAGCGCCACTTACTTGACCTTGCAGAGAAAGTTGAAAAAGCAAATGAGTGAACTCGTTTTAGAACCGGGGCAGTACGCCCTGCTTGAAGCAATCCAACCCGTCGATGCGCCTGATGAAGGTGCAGATGATGCAACCAAAGCCACGATGCTGCCATCCCCTACGGGCTGGAAGTTGTTGTGTGCTGTACCAGAGGTCGATGAAAAGATCGCTGGCACAAGTCTCGATTTAGTTCGAGATGCCACAACCATGCGACAAGAAGAAAGCGCCACAACCGTTTTGTTCGTGTTGAAGGTTGGCCCAGACGCGTACAAAGACCAGACCAAGTTCCCCGGTGGCCCGTGGTGCAAGGAAGGTGACTTCGTGCTCGTGCGTACATATTCCGGTACGCGCTTTAAGATTTTTGGAAAAGAGTTTCGACTGATTAACGACGATCAGATTGACGCTGTTGTGCAAGACCCTCGCGGACTCACCCGCGCATAAGGAGTAGAAATGGCAGAGCAATATAGATTCCCTGACGAACTCGATAACGACAAAGTCCAAGTAGAAGACGATGTTGAGATTGAAATCGTAGATGACACGCCCATACAGGATCGTGGCCGCAAACCGTTGGACAGGGAGATTGAAGATCCCACTGACGACGAAATTGAAAACTACTCCGACAAGGTCAAGATTCGCATCAAGGAGTTGACTCACGCCCGTCACGACGAGCGCCGAGCCAAAGAAGCCTTGGCCCGCGAAAAGCAAGAACTCGAGCGTCTTGCACAGCACACAATTGAAGAGAACAAACGTCTGCGTCAATTTGTGAACAACGGCACTGAGCAGTACAGTGTCATGGCCAAGAACGCCGTTGAGGCGGAAATAGACAAAGCCCGACGGGATTACAAGGCGGCGCAGGAGTCTTTTGACACCGATGCCATCCTTGCCGCCCAAGAAGCTTTGACCGAGGCCAAGATGAAGATGGCTGCTGTACAAAATTTTCGTCCAGCCCCTTTACAAGTGGAAGAATATGCAGTACAACATCAACAACCTGCAACCCAACAGGTGCAACCGGACGAAAAGACACTGCGCTGGCAGGCAAGAAACCAGTGGTTCGGAGCACAAGGGTTTGAGGAAATTTCCAGCTTTGCACTAGGGCTGCATCAAAAACTGGTTGCACACGGGGTTGATCCCCGCTCTGATGAGTATTTCGAGCAAATTGATGCTCGCGTGAAGTCTACGTTCCCCGAAATGTTTGGAGGAGCTAGCGAACAACGGCCTAAGCGACTTTCTTCAGTGGTTGCTCCGGCAACGCGCTCTACTGGAACAAGGAAAGTCCAATTAACGCCATCGCAAGCTGCGTTAATTAAAAAGTACAACCTTGATCCTAAAAAGTATGTTGCTGAAGTTTTAAAATTGGAGAATTCAAATGGCTGAAAACCGTACCCCTCGTGACAATGTTTCACGCGAAAAACAAGCTCGTGCCGTATACGTACCGCCGACTGCACTGCCCGATCCGACACCTGAACCCGGATATGTCTACCGTTGGGTAGCCACACATGTCTTGGGTCAGCACGAACCAACCAACGTGTCACGTAAGTTTCGCGATGGCTGGGAGCCGGTGAAAGCAGTAGACCATCCTGAGTTGATGATTACTGGTAGTGAAAAGACAGGAAACGTCGAAATTGGTGGACTCATGCTTTGCAAGATGTCTGCCGAAAAAGCGCGTTCTCGGGACGACTACTACGACCAGCAAGCTCAAAACCAGATGGAATCAGTGGATAACCACTTCATGCGAAACAATGATTCGCGTATGCCTTTGTTTGCTGACCGCAAGTCAACAACCAGTCGCGGCGCGGGTTTTGGTTCAGGTTCAAAGTAAACAAGGAGTCTCTAAATGGCATCTACAGCTACCCCCTACGGGCTAATCCCCGTAAATCGTAATGACGGCATGCCCTATGCTGGCGCTACGAGTCAGTTCTTGATTGACCCCGCTGGTGAAGGCACAAACCTGTTTTACGGGCAAGTCGTCATCATTGGCGCTGATGGTTACATCGCTTTGTCTACCGCTACTGGCGCAGACTTAACTACCAACAACCTCGGTGGCAACAACTTGGGTGCTTGGGGTGTGTTCGTTGGTTGCTCTTACGTTAACGCGCAAGGTCAAGTAATCTACGCTCAGTACTACCCATCTGGCACAACTGGTGTGGTGACTGCATACGTTATCACCGACCCCAATGTGACTTTCCAAGCACAGTTGGACGGCGTTGCTGACCAGTCAGACCTCGGTGCAAACACTTTCTTTGCTGCTGTGCAGTCCACTTCTACAGGTAATACCCGTACAGGTAACTCAACCAGCGCATTGGAGTCAACCACTCAAACCGCCGCTGCCGCGTTCAAGATCATTGGTTTTGCTTCCCCCATCACCGATAACTTCCCAGACGTGTTGGTTAAGTTCAACCCCGGCGCACACGCCTACACCAACGCCGTTGGCATCTAAGGAGCACATAAATGGCTATTTCACGCGCACAACTACTTAAAGAACTGCTCCCCGGCCTGAACGCTTTGTTCGGCATGGAATATGCACGTTACGGCGAAGAGCACAAAGAGATCTACGAAACAGAGAAATCTGAGCGTAGCTTTGAAGAAGAAACCAAGTTGGCTGGCTTCGGTGCCGCACCTGTTAAGAACGAGGGCTCTGCCATCGCTTACGACAATGCGCAAGAAGCATTCACCGCCCGCTACAACCACGAAACCATTGCCTTGGGTTTCTCAATCACTGAAGAAGCGGTTGAAGATAACTTGTACGACAGCTTGTCTGCTCGCTACACCAAAGCCTTGGCCCGTGCGATGGCCTTCACCAAACAAGTTAAGTCCGCTTCCGTCATCAACAACGGTTTCAACGGCTCTTACTTGGGCGGTGACGGTGTCACATTGTTCGGTAACAACAGCTCCAGCACTCGTGTTGGCCACCCACTGGTTAACGGTGGTGTGAACTTCAACAGCCCCTCCGTTGGTGTGGACTTGAACGAAACCTCTTTGGAAAATGCCGTGATTCAAATCGCAGCATGGACTGATGAGCGTGGTCTGTTGATTGCCGCCAAGCCTCGCAAGATGGTTGTT